CTCTAGTACGGGGTATGTGACACGATTTTTTTCTCGTTTTTCGTAGGGTGTTTTAGGTGTTGTTCAGGAACTCTTCTCGGTTGCCGCTTCTTCTTCATGCTTACCAAGTGGACGATGCTTTACAGCATGCTTACCAGCATGGTTGTTTCATGCGTGCCGGAACACGCATACCCTTGGGTGTTATTCTCTATATTGTGGGACACCCTTCGGGTTATAAGGGGTTCGTGTATGTTTTGTAAATAGTGTCAAGATAGGTTTACCTAGTTATGAACAGGAGATTGTAGATAATGACCAGTGTTAGACAGTTTAGACGTGTTTTGAGTTCCAACAGGGTGGATGGGAAGAAGGAGGCGGTGTTGGAAGAGCTAGAAATACTTGGCTCTTCTAAGATTACTGATGTGTTGTCGTGGGATCAGACTGGAGGAGTTAGTGTTATTCCCAGTTATGATTTGCCGGAGCATACTCGGAAGGCGATTAAGAAGATAAAGATCAGGCCGACGAGAGAGGGCAACGAGATTGAAGTGGAAATGCACGACAAGATGTCTGCTTTGCGGTTGCTCTCCAAGCATTACGGGTTATTGGAGAACCTCAGTGATGATGCGCGGCCTACTATCATGGGTATTAATCTCAAAGGCCCGGTTGTAACGAATTATACCATTACAGAAAGTCCATTAGATGAAGAAGCCAATGAAGAGGAAGCAATCGCCGAGATCGTCTGATACGTCTGACGTAACCCTTGGTGGCCTAGAGCTTGATTTTACTCAGGCTCCTACCACTTGGGAGTTTCTGCACGATACATCATTCTTTCGTGGATTGCTCGGCCCAGTAGGTAGCGGCAAGTCGTATGGTTGTGCTGCCGAGATCTTCCTGAAGGCCGTGCAACAGGCTCCGTCTCCGGTCGATAATGTGCGCTATACCAGATTTGTGATTGTCAGAAACTCGTATCCTGAGTTGCGGACGACTACTATCAAGACATGGGGCACACTCTTCCCTGAAGATGTCTGGGGGCCAATGAGGTGGTCGCCGCCTATCACCCATCACCTTAAACTACCGAGCAGAGACGGTATCCCTGGCGTCGATTGCGAGGTTATCTTTCTTGCTCTCGACCAGCCCAAGGATGTCAGGAAGTTGCTATCTCTTGAGTTGACCGGAGCATGGGTAAACGAGGCACGGGAATTGCCCCTAGCTGTTATCCAAGGTTTGACACATCGTGTAGGCCGCTATCCAACCAAGCAGCACGGTGGCCCTACTTGGCGTGGTATATGGGCAGATACCAACCCAATGGACAATGATCACTGGTGGTATCGCCTAGCAGAGAAAGAGCCAATCAAGGGCAAGTACAAGTGGTCGTTCTTCAAGCAGCCGTCAGGAATGGTTGAATGCACCGGAGATACACCAGGAGCGTTGCCAGCGGCAGGTAGATTCTGGACAATGAACCCAGAGGCCGAGAACATCGGTAACCTGCCTCCAGGCTATTATGAGCAGCAGCTCGGCGGCAAGAACCTTGACTGGATCAGGTGCTATGTCGGTGGCGAATATGTGTATGTACAAGAAGGCAAAGCCGTATGGCCTGAGTATATGGACAGCCTGATGAGCGTAGAAGCACTGGATTATGACCCTAGTGTGCCAATTCAGGTAGGATTGGACTTTGGATTGACGCCAGCGGCAGTCATTGGACAGAAGATGAGGAACGGTCGGTGGCATATCCTGCATGAAATCGTGTCATTCAGCATGGGTCTGGAGCGTTTCGGGCAGATTTTAATCCATGACATCCAGACAAGATTCCCAAAAGCGCAAATATTCATCTGGGGAGATCCTGCTGGTGTTGCCAGAGACGGGATCTTCGAGGTTACAGCGTTTGATTATCTAAAAACACTTGGATTGAATGCCCAACCTACGGCATCCAATGACTTTATGGTGCGTCGTGAGGCTGGTGCGCTGCCAATGCAGAGGCTGATTGATGGCAAACCGGGCATAATTGTGGCGCATGACTGCCAAAGATTGCGTAAATCACTGGCTGGTGGCTACCATTTCAAGCGGGTTGGTGTCGGTGGCGGGACAGATAGGTTCAAAGATGCACCCAACAAGAACGAACACTCGCATATCGGGGACGCATACGGCTATCTGATGCTAGGCGGTGGCGAATTTAGAACACTGACACGGGGTCACATGATGGGTAGATCGCAACCAAGGTCAACAATAGCCAACCATGACTTCGAGATCTTTGCATGATCGTGCCAGATGACTTCATAGCGGAGTTAAATCTGAGCGACAGAATAAGAGTTGTGCCGTTTCACTACGGACACATCCACATGATGCAGCTATCGGAGCTTGATCGCAGAGCCGCAAACGCTTTGCCTGACTTTAACGAGCGTATCCAGTCATATGCCGACGCCTACCCTAGCATGACAGTGATGATCGACGACAAGATCATCCTGTCCTCTGGCCTATTCCAACTCTGGCCCAACACATATGAACTATGGATGTTCAAAAGTGACGACCTCGCCAAGCAGAACGCACTCGACCTGACACGCAAAGCCAAGATGTTTGTATCTTATACGACACAACTGTCCTATTTACGACGTTTGCAGATTGTTGTCAGAAATGATAATAGTCCAGCGATGCGTTGGGCCGGGCTAATCGGGTTCAATTATGAGGCAACTCTAACGGCATATACCCCTGACGGTGTAGATTGCCATGTATATACGAGGTTTAATCATGGGTTTTCTAACACCGAAAATTGATACATCTGCTCAGCAAAAACAGGCTGAGGTACAGGCCAAGCAGGAAGCTCGCATTGAAACTCAGGAAGCAGAGGCTGGTCAGCGCACGGCGGCATCAATCAAGGCCCGTCAGTACGGTGGTATGCGTCAGCTTCTCAGCCCTGAGCGTCTGACACCTGAAATTGGCCTGTCAAAAAGCCTGAGCGGGTTCTAACCAATGGTTGCCAAGAAGTACCAGAACCCTGAAGGTGGCCTGAATGCTGCTGGACGGGCGTATTTCAAGCGCACTGAAGGCTCTAACTTGAAGGCTCCCGTCAAAGGTGCACCTAAAAGTCGTGAGGCACTAGGCCGGAAGGCAAGTTTCTTGGCGAGAATGGCAGGAGTTAAGGGGCCAGACTTTGACGAGAAGGGCAAACCGACCAGAAAACTACTGGCTCTTAGGGCTTGGGGCGCATCTTCAAGTGCTGATGCAAAGAAGAAAGCGGCTGCTCTCAGTGCTAGAATCAAGAATATGAAGGATTGAACATGGCAATGTTGCAGGTAGAGAAAGAGCCGGAAGAGACTGGTGAATACGCTTGCCCACTTGCAACGCATGACATCACCAAGAATCTGAAGAACCGCAACCATGCGTTCATCATGTACGGCTATGGCCCAGCTAATCCTAATGAGCCAAATATCCTTTATTGGCTGAAGAAGGCCGCAATGTATGATGTCTCTGTTCCAGAGGCCAAGACTATGCGGTGCGGGAATTGCGCTGCCTTTATCCAGACATCACAGATGATGGACTGTATTTCCAAGGGGCTTGAGAGAGCACCGGAAGATGAAGGCGGCTATGATGATATTGTTATTGCTACCGCAGATCTAGGATTCTGTGAGCTGTTTGCCTTCAAGTGCGCTGCATCCAGAACGTGTGATGCGTGGCTTGTCGGTGGCCCGATTACTGATAAGCAATATGCTAAGATCGAAACCCTTGATGAAGATGGAGAGTACGACGATGCCGCTTAAAAAAGGTTCCTCGCAGAAGACAATTTCTACGAACATCCGTGCTGAGATGAAAAAGGGATATCCCCAAAAACAAGCCATCGCAATGGCAATGTCATCCGCTGGGAAGTCAAAACCCTCCGGTAAATCAATGCCCAGTAAAGGGAAATAATCATGGCTACGATCCAGCATACGAACTCAGCTACAAATGGGGCGATTGTATATACGTGGACTGGTATGGCTAACAATGATGTAGGAAGTGCCATATTTATAAATGGCAAACATCATTTGACGGCCCAAGTGTACGGCACGTTCAATGCGGCAACGGTTGAGTTTGACGGCTCTATGGATGGAACCAATTTTGTGTCTGCCGTAAAAAAATCTACAGGTGGTAGTGTATCTTTCACCACAGCAGGTATGGCAGCTTTCGACACAGAGCCATTATACGTTCGCCCGAAGGCAACTGGTGGCGGTGCTTCAACAAGCGTGACTTGCATTTTGCTGGTGCGTGGTGATTAAGGATTAAGTTATGGCAAGGATGAGCGTAGAAAACATTATGAAGCGTTCATCGCTTGCATCTTCACGCAAGGATGAGTGGCGTACAATCTATCAGGAATGCTATGAATACGCATTGCCACAGCGCAATCTGTATGATGGCTTCTATGAGGGTGGCGTACCCGGTCAAAAGAAGATGAGCAAGGTCTTCGATTCGACTGCCATCCATTCGACACAGCGATTTGCTAACAAAATCCAGTCCAGTCTGTTTCCTCCGTACCGTGCGTGGTGCAGATTACAGGCTGGCAACGAGATCCCGATTGAACGTAGAGGGGAGATCCAACGTGTTCTGGACGCATATAATGAACAAATGTTCTCTATTCTCAGACAAACTAACTTTGATCTGGCGATGTCGGAATTTCTACTGGACTTATCTGTTGGTACGGCTGTCATGCTCATTCAGCCTGGTGATGAGTCAATTCCAATTAGATTTACAGCGGTTCCGCAATATCTGGTCAGCTTGGAAGAAGGGCCGCACGGAACGGTAGACAATGTTTATCGGAAACTGCGTGTGAAAGGTGAGGCAATCAGTCTGCAATGGGCAGATGCCAAGATCCCTGCACAGTTGCAGTCCATGATCGACAAGAAGCCGACAGAAGACATCGAATTGCTGGAAGCTACTGTCTATAACAAGCAGGACAACATCTACTGCTATCATGTGATCCATGAGAAGAGTAAGTCTGAGCTTGTCTACCGCACGATGAAGGTCTCTCCTTGGATTGTAGCGCGATATATGAAGGTCGCTGGCGAAGTCTATGGTCGTGGCCCGTTGATTGCGGCTATGCCAGACGTGAAGACCCTTAACAAGACCGTTGAACTGGTCTTGAAGAACGCTGCACTGGCTGTTGCTGGTGTATATACAGCGGCAGATGATGGCGTAATCAACGTACAGACCATTAAGATACAGCCCGGAGCAATTATTCCGGTTGCCCGTAACGGTGGGCCACAGGGGCCAAGCCTGATGCCGCTTACAAAAGCGTCAGACTTCAATGTTTCGCAGATTATTATGAACGATCTGCGGATGAACATTAAGAAAATGCTGCTCGACGACACCCTGCCGCCGGATAATATGTCTGCTCGGTCGGCTACCGAAGTAGTGCAGCGTAGAAACGAGTTGGCACAGAACCTTGGTGCGGCTTTTGGTCGCCTGATTACCGAGGCAATGTTGCCAATCGTATCTCGTATTCTGTACCTGATGGATGAAATTGGTCTGATCCTGATGCCTCTCAAGGTTAATGGTCAGCAGGTCAAGGTAGTACCGATTTCGCCACTGGCTCAGGCTCAGAACATGGACGAACTCAACGATCTGTTGCAGTTTATGCAGATCACAGCGTCTATGGGGCCGGAAGCGCAGATTGCTATCAAGAAAGATGCGATTATCGACTATATCGCTGACAAACTTGGTATTCCTACGAAACTTCTTACCACAACAGACGAGCGTGAGCTGATCATGCAGCAGATGGCAGAAGCTGCACAGCAGATGCAGATGCAGCAACAGGCCGCTATGCCTCAGCAACAAAGTCCTGCTGGGCCAGAGCAACTTAGTAACCAACCAGCACTTATGAGGGCATTGCAGTAATGGATTGGAACGATATTGATGGTGACGTTACCAACGTCAAAGGCAAAGACCATCTAGCAGAAATGGATGCACACTACGCCCGTGTGTTCAGTACCGACTCAGGACAGATTATTCTAGCCGACCTACGCAATAAGACTATTGAGCAGCCAACTTGGACTCCGGGTGAAGATGCTTCGCATGGCTATGCAAGGGAAGGCCAGAACTCTGTTGTTCGGTTAATTGAGGAGCGTATAAAACGAGCGAGGACTAGATGATTGAAGAAGAACAGACAACTCAGGCCAGCGAGACTGCTGACAACCAGAGCCTGTTAGCAGTAAGTAAGGAAGAGGAAGTGGCGGCAGAGATTGAAGTGCCTCACCGCGAACTCACCGCACAGGAACTGGAAGCAAAACAAGCTGAAGAACCTGAAAAACCAGATGAACCACTCGTCAGACCAGACTATTGGCCTGAGAATTTCTGGTCAGAAGAAGAAGGGCCAGACGTAGAAGCCCTTGCCAAGTCCTATCAGGAACTGAGAACCAAGTTCTCTCAGGGCAAACACAAGCCGCCAAAGGATGGCAACTACGATGCAAGCCTATTCAAGAACCTGAATGTTCCTGATGATGATCCTATGCTGTCACGCTACATCTCGACAGCCAAGGAACTCGGAATCTCGCAGGATGCGTTCGACAAACTGGCCTCTATCTACATTGAAGAGGCTGGTCAGGCTTTTGAGAACGTCACTGCCAGCCGTGATGAAGAGATCAAGAAGCTCGGCAATCGGGCCAATGATATTATTCAGGCAAACAACCAGTGGCTGACCAAGTTGAGCAGGTCTGTGCTGAATGAATCGGAAACCAATGCAATCGCCAAGGCTTCTACCTCGGCAGCCTTTGTCTCTGCATTGAACAAGATCAGACAGGCATCAGGTGAAATGTCGATCCCGACTACAGATGTTACACCGGATACCGGAGTATCAAAGGACGATCTGTACGCTATGGTCGGAGATCCAAAGTACGGCAAGGACATGGTATTCACACGCAAGGTGGAGAAGATGTTCCAGAATGCCTTTGGTGACCAGCAATACTCACCGTAATTGACAACATCGGACGGATGATTTAATTGTCCTCCGTCCGACAATCATATCTTAGATACGACCGGATACTTAGTTGGGTGACCCGTAAGGACAATCACGAACGATTTATCACATGAAACGCAATTTGGAGATTTAACATGGCACAGGGTATTTCCTCAGCCTTTGTCACGCTCTTCGATGCGGAAGTGAAGCAAGCATATCAGGGGCAACGTCTCCTTGCTGGTCTCGTCCGTGAACGTCAGAACGTGGAAGGCTCAACCGTAAAGTTCCCTAAGATTGGCAAAGGTTCTGCCACACTTCGGGTTCCTCAGACGGATGTAACACCACTCAACATCACATATTCGCAGGTCACTGCGACGATGAGCGACTACAATGCTGCTGAATACAGCGACATCTTCCATCAGGCGAAGGTTAACTTCGATGAGCGTCGTGAGCTTGTCCAGGTTGTCTCCGGCTCAATCGGTCGTCGTATGGATCAGTTGGTATTGGATGCACTTGCTGCTTCCAGCACATCGTTGACTGTCAGCAATGACATCGGTGGCACTGACACCAACCTGAACCTTACCAAGCTCCGCAATGCAAAGCGTCTCTTGGACAAGAACAATGTTCCTATGGACGGTCGTTGCTTCCTTGTTTCGGCTTCGGGTCTTGAGTCCCTGCTCGGCGAAACGTCCATTACATCTGCTGATTTCAACTCGGTACGCGCTCTCGTATCGGGTGAGATCGACACATTCTTGGGCTTCAAGTTCACCATGATCGGTGATCGTGCTGAAGGTGGCTTGGCAATCGACGGCTCGCTTGACCGTGTATGCTTCGCTTATCATCGTGACGCTGTTGGCTTCGGTATCGGTATGAATATGAAGACCGAAATCAACTATGTTCCAGAGAAGACCTCATACCTTGTAAACGGTATGTTCTCCGCTGGAGCAATCGCGATTGACGATGAAGGCATTGTCAAGATCACTTGCCGCGAAACCGCATAAAGGAGATTGAACAATGGCTTTTTCTTCGACAGGTTGGAACACGATCGCTGCCAATAAGTCTGGCAACGCACCGTCTCTTTACTCCTACAAGTCTACTGACACACAGGCGACGATCAATACTGCTGGGTACTTCAACACAGTAGCGACCCTCGTCAATGTCGGTGACGTAATCTTCATCTACGATGCTACGACCCCTTCGCTCGTTATTTCCTACGTGAATAGCGTTACGTCGGCTGGCGTAGTGGACATCGCTGATGGTACGACTATCTCGGCGACTGATACGGATTAATTCCGTTGAACCGCTGGTGCTAATTGAGGGGGAGAAATCCCCCTCTTTTTGTTTGTGTACGAATAATATATAAGGCGTTAATATTGCGTTGAAGGAGAACTCCATTGGCAACTGGTGACACCAAACTCACAATCGTCAACGACGCACTTATTATGCTCGGAACCAACATCATTACATCCTTCACTGACGGATCTAATGCTGCTCAGATCTCCGACCGACTCTATGACGACATCAAGGCAATGGTACTTACAATGTACCCTTGGACATTCAGCTACAAGAAAGTCCAACTAGCTCAACTCGCAAGCACTCCGGTTACAGAATGGAAGTACGAGTATCAGCTCCCCGGCGATATGCTGTCAGGCCCAAGGGCTTTGTTCGTTTCTGCTAATCCAGGTGCGCGTCCAGTCACTGACTGGGAAGTTATGAACAACATGGTGCAGACCAACTACACTACTGTCTATATCGACTATCAGTTCGATGTCAGCGAAGACCTGATGCCGAAATATTTTGTCCAGTTGATGAAGTACTATCTGTGCTGGCACTTTGCAGAGCCTGTCACTGACCAGATGAGCAAGAGCCAATACTGGGCCAACATGGCTATCGGTTCTGGCGAGAACGGTCGTGGCGGCTACTTTAGACAGGCCACTATGGTTGACGGTCAGAATCACCCGCCTCAGATGATTGAAGACTTTAGCCTTGTTGCCGTGAGGTACTAATGACCCGCATAATCAATATCCAGACCAACTTTACAGTAGGCGAAATTGATCCGCTGCTTCGTGGTCGTATTGATCTTGCACAGTATTACTCCGGTTTGAAGACCGCTAGGAATGTTGTAATCCTGCCACAGGGCGGTGTGCGTCGTAGACCCGGCTTGAAGTTCATTCATGCTCTGCCATCGAATGCGTCTGATGGTGCGGTTCTAGTTCCGTTCGAGTTCTCGACCAGCGATTCGTATATGTTCGCTATCGTCAACCAGCGCATCTATGTCTACAAGGCTGGTGTTCTGATTACGAATATCAATGGTTCCGGCAACGACTATCTAGCCGCTACCGAGCTAACATCAGCCAGATTAGCCAATCTTAACTACGCCCAGTCTGCGGATACTGTTATCTTTACGCATAAAGATATGCCAGTTCAGAAGATGGTTCGTGGAGGCACAGACGCAACATGGACAATCTCGAACCTGTCGTTCGATTACATTCCAAAATATGCGTTTACGATTACCTTGGCATCTCCAGCAGCTACGCTTACGCCATCTGCTACGACGGGCACGGTTACACTGACGGCAAGTGCGGCAGTGTTTACATCTGCGTTAGTCGGTCAATACGTCAATAATACAATTTCCTATGGTCGAGCCAGAGTTATCGAGTTTGTCAGCACGACGGTTCTTCGGGCTATCGTTGAAGTTCCGTTTTCTAGCACAGGTGCAATCGCAGCTAGTAGCTGGGAGACTGAAAGCGGCTATGAAAATGTATGGTCATCTACCCGTGGTTATCCCAGAAGTGTGACTTTTCATGAAGGACGGTTATATTTCGGGGGTTCCCGTGACAGACCATCAACTGTTTGGGGTAGCCGTGTCGGTGACTTCTTTAACTTTGATAAGCAAACGAACCTTGATGACGATGCAGTAGAGGCAACGCTTGACGTTAACCAGTTCAATGCAATCGTAAACATTCACTCAGGACGTGACTTGCAACTGTTCACGACTGGTGGCGAGTTCTATGTGCCACAGGGAACTGGTGATCCAATCACACCAGGTACGTTCCTTGTCCGTATTGCAACCCGCAATGGTTCTATTGAAGGCACACGTCCTGTTGGACTTGAGGCTGGCACGATCTATATCCAGCGCGGCGGCAAGATGGTGCAGGAGTTTATCTACACAGATACTCAAGCCAGCTATGTCTCAAACAAGATATCGCTACTGTCTGGACATCTGATTAACACGCCCGTTGATATGGCTATGCGACGTGCTACGAACACAGACGAATCAGATCTGTTGATGCTGGTCAACACAGACGGCACGTTTACTGCGTACTCTGTGCTTCGCTCGGCAGACATTATTGCTCCATCGACTTTTGATACGGATGGTCTGTTCAAGGCTGTAGCCGTAGACATCAGCACAATCTATGTCGTTGTGCAGCGCACCATCAATAGCGTTGTGAAGTACCATGTCGAGACATTCAGCAATGATTTCACCTTGGACAATGCAGTCTCTGGTGGAGCGGCAGCCAACGTAACGGCTACCAACTTTGCGGCTAAGACTGTCAAAGTCATTACAGATGGCGTGGTACTTGGTGACGAAGTTGCATCATCCGGTGGGTTGGTTACGTTTGATCGTTCCTCTGTTACATCATATCAGGTCGGTCAGGACTACACGGTCACGATAGCAACGATGCCTATTGAGCCTCGGTTGCAAGTTGGCAATATGCGTGGGTTTAAGAAGCGTATTATCGAAGTTGAGGCTGAGTTCTATAAGACACAGAATGCTTCGGTTAACTCCGTTGAAGTGCCGTTTAGGACTTTTGATTCGGCAGTGCTAGATACAGCGGTAGCAGAGTTTACCGGGTTGAAGCGTGTTGGCCCGTTGCTTGGCTACGACTATGAGGGTTCTGTAACAGTGACACAAACTCAACCGTTGAAGATGACATTGTTGTTTTTAGATTATCGACTCAGCGTGAACATGGGGCAGTGATATGTCTTTTATAGCTCCAATCTTAGGTGCGGTAGGTGCAGTCGGTGCATCTGGAACATTTGCGGCTTTGGCTGGGTTATCCTCGGTTGTCAGCGCAGTAGGTTCCATTGCTGGTGGCCTGTCTCAGCAAGCAACACTGAATGCCCAAGCCAAGCAAGAGCAGATGAAGGCTAAGGCACAGGAACTGCAATACCGTCAGCAGGGCGTACAGGTTCTAGAAAAGACACTTGCAACGGCAGCAACGATTCGCGCTCGTGCGGGTGCAGGTAGCATTGATCCGTTTGGCGGCTCGGCAGCGGCTTTGACCAACTACGCATTTGGTCAGGGCATTGAAGAGAAGCAGATGACCGAGATGAACGCGCAACTTGCCTTCCTTGGTGGAGAGACCACAGCAGCCTCGTTAAGGGCGCAGGGACAGGCAGCGGCAACCGCAGGGTTCATCAGTGCGGGAACAACGCTTTTAAGCACTGGAGCCAACATTATGAAGGTTGGTGGGGTTCCATCATTAACGACACCAGTGGCACAACCTTACGGTGGTGCTGGACGGTTTGGCGGCGTATTCTAAAAGGACTGAGACATGGCTGAGTTACCACGCTACAAATCATCAGGCTTGCAGGTCGCTGTTCCAGAAGGACAGTTTAGAGACGTGTCCGCACCTATGGACGCTCTGTCCAAGGGCATGAACCAGATGACTAGTTTCTTCATGCAGAGCGCACAGGAACAGGCTGTTGTTGAGGGTGAGAAGTACGGGGCCGAGAACGCGCCTACAGTTGAACAACTTAAATTAATGACCACTAGTGGAGAAGCAATCCAACCAGTAGGTGATACGTTTACAATATTTGGTAGAGCCGCTCAAAAAGCGAGTGCTGAGATTGTTTCAACCCGCATCGGGTATGCCGCTTCTGCTGAACTTGAAAAGATAAAAAGTAGCATTGAAAGCGGTGCTTCTGCCGGACAGGCTGGGCTACAGCAGTTTAATGCTGCCATTAAGGGTTATTCATCTGCTTTGGGTGCTTATGATCCCGTTGCTGGCAAAAAGTTGGAAGCTGAGTTGGCTTACAAAAGCAACCAGTTGTATCTGGCTGCCAGTAAAAAGGCAGCATCATCTATTGGGTCGGCTGCAAAAGATGAGATAGAGCAATTTCTTGTTCAGCAGAGAAGTTCAATTAGTAGCCTTGTGCAATCTGGAGATAGTTATGCTGTCGGCCCAGCGGGTGAGACAATCAAGTTATCTTTAAACGAAAAAAAAGCCATTGAACTAAAGAAAACCATATCGCTTGCAAGTAAGATTGGCAGCGCATCGTTGGTTAAAACTACAGTAGATGCTTTTGAAAAGGAATGGAAAGACCAGTCTAAGGCCGTTGCTTCAATATGGGCGACTGATCCTGAAAAATCCAGACAGAGGATTAACCAGTTGCGTTCTGGAACTGTAGACGATCCTGCAATTCAATCTATTCTAGATTCTCTAGACGTAAATGATAGGCTTTCTGTTATCACCACGACTATAAACTTGTCTGCCCAGTTTACTGGCCTTGAAAGATCGCAGGAAGCAGAAATTGCAAAGCAACAAAAAGCACAGATAAAGTTAACAACTGATAACTTTTACTCAGCGTTGCATGCTGGAAATGCAGACGGAGTTAAAACTGCATGGAATGAAATAAATCTTGTAGACCCCACTGCGGCTGCCAAATTAAAAAAACTTCTTAACCCTCCTTCTATCCAAAAAGATAACGAGGATTCCAAGAAGCGTCTTGCGTTAGACGAGATTAATGGCACATTGACAATGGATGAGGTTAGTCAAGCATTCGCGGAAGATAACATTACTCATAAAACGCTTTTGGATTTCCAAAAAAGATTAAAAGCGGATGAAAAAGATAGCGTCAAATCTGCTATGCAATATTTAAGAGACGCCCCTGAAATTGGCTATAACGGTTTTAACAAAGATTTAGCTAATAGAAAAATAGGGTTAATCCGACAAAAATTGCTATCTGCGCTAGTTGATGATCCCAATTTGGATACTGTAGAGTTTGTAAAAAAAGAAATTGGCTCGACTGGAACTTCTATTGATGCTGATTATCAAAACGAATCAAAGTTGCAATTAAGAAAATTTGCAACCGAGAATAGCGTTTCAGTCAAAGATGGTATGTATCGTGTCAATGATCTTGATGCCGCTATTAAAGCAAAAATAAATTCAACATCTGACCCCGCCGAACTTGAAAGATTGGGTAAGCTGGCTCAAGGAATCTCAAGCCTCAGAGCTGGCAACATTATGGGAATTGAATAATGGATATTGATCTGGAGTTTATGAGATTCAGAACCATGCGTTCAACTGGGGGTGGTGACTATGAACTCAAGAAAGATGATCTTGGGTTTTATAGGTACACGCTATTACCCGTTCCTGATGCGGCTGCCGCCCTTGGTGACCAACCAACGCCCACTCCTGAAGTAGCAATCAAAAAAGGAATAGCTACGGCTACTGCTCCAGTAGACACTGCTGTTAAATTTACGTCTGATCTTGTCAGGTCAGGTGTCAACAAATTAAATGATAAGACCTTTTCATTGCTTGCGGATAGGTTTGCTGCTGCTGGTGTAGACCCAAAGATTTCTAAAAAGATATTGGAATCTACGGCTGGCGAGGCCAGTAACTTTGCTATGGATATTTTCTTGCCTCAAAGCACGGCTGACGTTGCGCTTGGTGCGGCATTTGGGCCTATATCTAAACCAGCAAGAAAGGCCGCTGGAACTGTTGCTGGAACAGTTTTAGGGTCAGAGGTTACTACTCCTAGTAAATTACTCATTAATGAGGCACAGTAATGGCTACTACATTAGAAACTAGCATTGATGCTATGACTGCAAAGCCTACGCAAGTAGTGCCTCCAATCAATATCAACCCAACTGGTGACCCTCTTTCGGACATCGGGCCAGGTCAATCTGAAGTACCGCCATCTATTGATTCGTTTTCTGTTACAGAAGACGCACCTACTGTTGTCTCTGATGTTCCAGAAGAACCAGTAGTCGCAGGTCAGCAAGAGGCATCTGCAAAGGGAATATTCAAGGCAATCGAGAAAGGGGCAAAAGTTATTGAGCAAAAAATGGGCGCAGAAGAAGCATTGCGTCGTTCTCAAATTGCTCCAAAAATTGAAAACATCACGCCCGTTGAAGGCGGGTTGCTAGTTAGAACTGCTACTGATGCAGAAAATGAAGAAATAATTAAGGTTTTGCCGAATTATAATGGGACAGGAATAAATCTTCTTAGGTTTGGGGACACTATCGGCGATGATCCAGCAGATTATTTTGCAAGAGTTAAAGAAGCAAATCCTGGTCCAATCGACGCAGCTCGTAGAGGAATGATTACAATAAACGATTTGATTGCTAGCGCACAAGATGCAGGTCTAAATGATCTGGTGCAAAAATTTGCAATGAGAAAGCCAGGTGAACCCCTGCCATTAGCTGAAGATGTTGTTGCTGGAATACTCGGTTTAAAAAACTTGCACATTAATATGAGAGAATTAGTCAACACCGCTAAAACAACCGGAACTCCTGAAGATTCAAGAAAAGTTTTACAAGCTCTAACTTTAACAAGAGCGTACATTAGTGGGTTGTCTGGTGTTGTCTCAGAAAGCGGACGGACGCTCGGTGCAGTTGGAGGGTTGGCTCAAAAAACTGGTGTTTCTGTAACTAAAGCAGCGGAAGAAACAGATCTTCTTTTTCGTCGGTTTGAAGAAACTGGTGATCTTAAATTGTTCAATGAGTATCTTGGGTTCTTTGAAACGGATGCTCAAAGAACTGCATTTGTTAATGGAAGTTGGGTTGATAAATTAAAAAAAGGTACAGGGAAAACATATGATATTGTTCAAGAAGGATTTATAAACGGGTTACTGTCAGGCCCACCAACGCATATGATTAACATATTTGGCAACACGGCATTTGGCACATGGCAGATTGGTGAAAGATACGCTGCCGCTGGCATTGGATATATGCGGACGCTTGGTGGATATACAGGCAAAGAACGTCTTACATTAAGCGAGGCAAATGCGTTTGCGCTTGGCGGTCTAAAAGCGTTTCAAGACGGGCTCAAGATTGCTGGAGCAAGTTTTGTGCGGAATGAACCTGTAACAGGCGGTCTTGGGTCAAAGGTTGAATTGTCTCGACCCAAGGCTTTTGATGCTGAAAACCTTGGAGTTATGCCGGATACACCGTTAGGTCTTGGAATCAATTTGCTTGGAACAATCCAAAGGATGCCTGGCAGGTTTTTGATGGCAGAGGATGAGTTCTTTAAGGTCGTTAATTATCGGGCGGAATTAAATGCACTTACAATAAGAGAAGGAGATAAAGCATATTTTGCATCCAAGGAGGCTGGAGACTCTGAAGATGTAGCTCGTTTAAAAGCAGCTAATGTATCGGCTAGTTTTGCCAACAACCCTCCAGAATCATTAATGGCAGACGCGATGGCTCACGCAAAGAGTTCGACGTTTCAGACTGAGATGACTGGTGTGTTAAAAGTTGCGGAAAATTTTGTTAATCTTCCAGTAGCTAAAATAGTTGTACCGTTTTTCAGAACCCCGACCAATATTTCGATTGAGGTTTTGAAAAGAACACCTCTTAATCCTAACTCATATTCTGCAATGTTAAGGTCTGGGCCAGAAGCTGACTTGGCTTTAGCTAAGTTTGGCCTTGGCTCGGCAGCAATGGGTACATTTGCTTATATGGCCTATGGAGCAGACAAGCCTGACTTTTTTATTACAGGCAAAGCTCCAGATGTAAGAGCAAACAAAGACAGAGATACTCGTCTTGGAATCCAACCTTACTCATTTGTGTTTAAGAATCCTGACGGCTCTTATGAAAGCGTGTCGTATGCTCGGTTCGAACCTTTGTCTGCTTTGTTAGCTATATCAGCAGATTACGCTCAATTTGCTAAAGATACAGACTTTTCCGATATGGGTGCTTTCGACACAAGTAGGGAACTGGCAACTGTCGGGGGGCTTGCCATTGCTCAGTACATGTCATCGCAACCATTTGTTGAAGGAATGGCTGACATTGCTAACATGATTGAGGAATACAAAAGAACTGACGACAGGGATGTCGTTAAATTATTTCTTGAAAAAGTAATCCAAGGTACAACAAGCACGGTTATAACTGCAACTCCAGGCTTTGGCTCACTTTCTGCAACGGCTGAAAGAGTTTTATATCCTTCTGCTAGCGAAACATATGTGCCTTCATCCGTCAGTTCGGATGCAAATGAAATAATTTCAGGCTTTTATCGCGCCCTTGACCGCGCAAAATCAAGAGCGCCCGGCCTGTCACAAGATGTTGAACCTAAACTAAACATCTGGGGCGAAAATGTTATGCAGGGAAAAGGTTCATCTCTTGATCTTATTAGCCCAATTAAAATTATTAGCGGCAAATATAATCCAGTAGACGCCGAGTTGCGTCGTCTTGATATTGGGCTTGGAAGTCCGCCTAGAAATATCGTTCCAAATGTACCTTTGACGGCTAAGCAGTATAATCAATGGATTCAGATTGCGAACACAATGGATGAAGCAGGGAATATGCCTGGAGATAATGGATACAATGAAGGCACAACTTTGCTTAACTCGTTAAGCCAGTTGATAAAATCTGAAGATTACAAATCCATGCCCGTTAAAGAACAGCAATTAATGATTAAGAACGAATATAATGGTGTGTATCGGCGAGCAAGAGAGATGATCATCTTTGAGTTAAATCTTACTAGCCCTGAATTTAGAGACCGCCTTAAAGCGGCAAAACCAAAAATGTCAGAGTTGCTAGACTTCATGCAGCAGTGAGATTGAGCAACAAGACCGTGTAGTGTATAAGGTGCAAATCAAGCGAGGTGATCTATGGCTGATTATAATATAACCGCAGTAACCCGTAGGGTTGTCTACACCGGATCTGCTGGTGTCGGCCCTTATGCGTTTACGTTTCCAGTCATCAGCCAGACAGACATCGCCGTCTATAAGAACTCGACCAAGCTGACGCTCACCACAAACTACACTGTGACGATTAACGGGGCTAACGGCACTGGGTCGGTGACTCTAGTGGTTGCTGCTACAGGTGCTGATCGAATCACTATTATCGGTGCAAGGGCTATTGAGCGTACCACAGACTTCGTGACCGCTGGTGACTTGAAAGCCTCGTCTCTCAATGAGCAGTTGGATGCCTCTATTATTCTGATCCAGCAGCTTGCTGAAGAGAACAAGCGTACTCTGAAGGCTCCACAGTTTGACCCTGCTGCTGTTGAAGATGGCGGCACACTGAGCATGGTTCTCCCGACTTCTACAAGTCGTGCTGGAAAGACCTTGGCATTCGACACAGATGGTAACCCTGTCGTCGGTGAGGACATTGGTAACTGGCGTGGTAACTGGGCCGCTGGTGTTTCTTACACTGTTCGTGACTTGGTAAAAGATAGCAGCAACTCAAATGTTTACCGTGTCAACACGGCTCACACATCTTCTGGAACTACACCAATCAGTAGCAATG